CACCAGCCGAACCAGCAAGAATTTCTGCCAGCATATTTAATTCGGCATCATTCATTTTGGTAATATTATCGGCAACCGAAACCACAACAAAAGAATTTAATTTATTCATTATGCAACCTCACGCTTTTCTTCCATCATTTCTGAAAGAATGAATTTTGCACGATTCATATATTGGCGAGAATCATTGGTAGCACCCATTGCAAGCAATTCTTGAGCATCCGATAGAATACCCATTACAACCATTTCCAAACCACTCAAGCGAGCGGTGAAAGAATTCATGTATTGCTCACGAATATCCGATTCGGTCATGCCGTAACAATTTTTTTCAAAAGGTGTCATTTCATTCTCCAGTGATTTTCCAGTATCTAACAACAATTCTTCAATCGACATTTTTTGTTCCTTTATCAACTCAACAAAGTCCATTATACACGAATTGGCAAGAATGTCAAGCCCTAGTCCTAAGTTGTTGTTTTTATGCAACATTAAGTCTTTAGTATTACTTTCTCAAAATGCATCAAAATTGAAATATTTTGGTGTTTCTTTTACCAAAATCAAGGTCACGCCATTTTTTTCAAAGATGAATTGACCAGTTTTGTTGTTGAATTTTACCAAGTCATCGGTGGTAAAATCTTCATCACCCCAACCATCTTCATCATCATTAACAGGACTAGCCAATGTGGTTGGTGCATCATTAAGTTCTGACTTCTTTTTAGCCAAGAAACGCCAGTTGATGTTAATCTCTTTTGATGACAACGGTGCGCCATTCCAAATAGAAGGACTTGTACGGTCTGCCTTGCGGTCACCTTTGTAGATTTCCACACTATATGTTGTACCACCATCAAACTCAGCCTTCACGTTTAGAATACGCATTGCTTCTTGTGGTGTTTCACCATAACGGTTCATTTCTTCAACCAATGCCTTTAACATATCAAAGTTAAATGCAGAGAATACAGAGCTGATGCTCACAATGGTGTCAATCGTTTTCAATTCAGGTTTGGCCAAATTATCATAACAGTATTCACGGATGAATGCCTCATCCAATCCAGTGAAGTCAACCATGTAGAAAATACGACCTGGTCGGTTACGCATATGCGAATCGACACGCCATTTGTCGTTACTAGTCAGCATGAATAGTTTCTTTGATGAATAGATGCCATCAAGCAATGTCAGCAATTCTTCCTGTTCATCTGAATTGTAAACCTTTTCAAACTCATCAAACATCACAATACATGGTTGTTGAATGGATTGAATCAGCGTATTGAATTTGTCACCAACCCAAGGATGATTGATAACAATAGTCGGCACACTTTGTTTAGCCAATTCAACACAGATATTTTTACTCAGCAAAGTTTTACCAGAACCTTTTTCACCAACAAGCATAACACCTGTTGACTTTTCACGGTCCCAAAAACTATTGATAATCCGTTCTGTATTGCGGATTGTATCACCATACAATTTGGTGGGTACATCAAAATTTTCAATCTGTTCGATATAAAAATTCTCAAACGGATCCTGCTTCACAACATAGTTACCAGCTGGCAACTGTTCGTGTAAGTCCATAGATTCTTTTGTGGCAATACGAAAGGTATTGCCTGACTTCATGTAATAACTCACAACTTCTCCAATTCAAACTTCAATCGGCGATGGAAAGAATCTTCTCCATCATCACCACTTACCAACCAATCTATACGCTGAGCATAGACATATGCCTGTCTTAACAGAACCAAACCTTTTTTGAATTCTTCAATGGTTTCTGGTGTATAGTGATAACCTTTTCGGTCACCCCATTCATCCTTCTCCTCTGAATCATTCGTTAGAATCAACTGTTCTACTTCGTCAGCAATGTTACTGATTTCCCATTGCTTGTATTGAAAGTGGCCACCACTCATTTCATTTTGCCTTCTTTAATCATTGTTTCCATTTGCTCAAAAAGATTTTGGAAATAAACATCATAATAATCAGCCAAAGCGGTCATCTGTTCTGGTGTCGAACCTTTACTTACGAACAAACGAATGTCCTCTGTGATATTCCAGCAACGTAGAATATTCTGTTCCAAATCAAACCTATCACTCATAATCATTCCTTATAAACTAATGACGAGGCACCTTCATATCTGGAATTATCTTCATTCCATGATGGTGGTTTCAAACACTCAAAATGCATTACATCTCGACCTTCGATATCTTCTTCAATATTCAGAAACTCAACATCTTCAGTATTATGCCAATCGTGGCACCATTCACAGTAAACTTTATACGACATTCTCATTCCTAATCGTAAGCAACACCTGGCATTGGCTTCGTTCCTTCCCAATGCTCCTTGGTTACGCACACACCTTTATGCTTTACTTTCATTGGGTTATCAAGTTTTGGTAACTGAACCCGCACGGCTTCACAATCACGTTTGTTCTCAAATTTCAAAGTGGTTTTATCCATAAAATCTCCACCTGGAGAATAGAGAGCAATTATCAATACCCAATTCATTTTCTTTTTACTTTCGCAATCAATTCATTGGCTTCCGGATAGTTCCTGAGTCCCATACCTTCCGCATAAGCCTCGACCACCTGCATACGCATCATTTCGATAATACCTTCACAATCGATTCTATCACGTTTCGGTAGAGATTTCATAAAAATCTCAACTTGGTCCCATTCTTCAATGTTCCAGATAATGTCTGCGAGAATCTTTTGGCGCCTGTTCAGGCCAGTAAGTACGATATCATTCATCCTCATATTCCTCATTTTGGTAAACTAACAAATAAACAGAATCCAAAGTCTTTTCTGGAAAGACATTCGCATAACTTTTCATGGCATCTTGCAGGTCTTCGCCACCAATCAGGTGAAACTCACCGGTAGAGGAACGACAGCCATATGTTTTCCAAACAAAACTCATAATTAACTCCTATGCCATTTCATCAACATTACTACCTTTATCAAGGTCTTTTGTTCTGATTGCCTGCAACTCAAGTTGACGGTCTTTGATTACTTTAATCTGCTGTTGCTTGATTGTTTCTTGGTGGACAAGTTTCTGCATTTCAATCTTATGCGCCATGGCGGCATTGATACCAGATACTTTCATTCTTCAACTCCTAAATTAAATATCAGCTGCACATTGGCGTTGCTGTTCTTCATCACAATCACATAGTGTTTCATAGTCATTGTGAATTTCTTCTGCATATGGACAGGTGTGCCATTCATTAGACTCTGTAACCTGTTCTCCAACTCCAAAATGTTTCTTTATCTCATATCCGAATTCTTCAAACTGCCATGCTAGAGAGTGTATCTGTGCCTGGTCACCACGGTCATCCGTTTCCATTGATTGGATATATTCAGATTTGGATTTAGCAAGAGCGGCACATTCTGCCACAATCAAGTCGGCAAACTTTCCGTATGTTGAAAACTTGTCATCAACAATGTTCATCCCAGCCTGTTCCATCAATTCTTTAATTCGTTCATTCATTCTTCAACTCCAAAATGTTTTTTAATTAAATCTGCGGCCTTGTACGGCTCCGCTTCATCAGCAAGGTTGGCACATTCCCGCACAATCAACTCAGCGAACTTTTCATGCTTCAACCAAAGCATTGGATCAAAGTTATATTCTAACCCTGCCTTTTCAGCAAGTTGTTTAATTCGTTCGTTCATTCTTCAACTCCAAAATGTTTCTTAATTAAATCATAGGCCTGACCACGACTAATCATATCACGCAAAGCAGGGAACAACGCCACATAACAATCTTTGATAATCAACTCGGCGAACTTTTGCATTTCATTTAATGTAACAGTTCTTTGGAGAGATAAGTCAGGCTCTAGTCCAGACGTAGCCTCATTCAAAAGTTCTTTAATTCGTTCATTCATCTTCTTCACCTTCATAACATGGCAAGGTACCATTACAACAATGGAAACAGGTATAAGGCACACCAGATTCATCTAAGTCATTGAACCAGTTACCACCACACCGAGGACAATCTATTTCTTTTTTATCGTCATTCATATTAGTCAAAGTTGTTATGATAAGGGGGAACATTATCATCATTATCAAAAAATGTCAGTAGAACACCGATAGTACCTATAATAAATGCCGTTAATCCTATTGGCATCGATGCCCAATGATTAGATGGGATACAAGAGTACAGATAACTGCCACCCCAAAGTGCCGTAAAGAAAAGAAAAACTCCTGTGATTTTTTTATTCATTTGCTTGCAACCACACAACTGTTAGGAAGAATACACTTATCATCAAAACCCACAGAATCACCACCCCAATAAACAACCATACTGACCAACCAAATTGCTAGTAACATAATAACTCCATTATAACATAAACAAAAGTACCTGTGTGGCAAATGTATGGAACCTTAAACCAGAATCTCCCCAGAGAATGACGGGGGGGGCTCTGAATAAAGGGAACCTTATTCCTACCGACTGGAACCTTAACCAAAAAACCTCCAGAGAATGACGGGGGGGCTATGGGAAACTGGAACAAAATAGAAAATTAAGGAATCCATCTGTGGTTCCCTAGAGTACTCCTTTTAAGGATCCTTACCCTCTTATCCTAATTGTCTTCCAGATTTCGCATGGCTCTCTGTTCACTGCTCATCTCCACCAAAATATCCGTAGTCCTCATCCGTGCCATAGCCTGCTGAGGCCATTGCTGAATCAAAATCTCCATCCATGCTGTCATCATATGATTCCGCATCCAGCTCATCTTCGAGCATCTCAAAAAATGCCTGCACCATCTCAACTGGCACACCTGCGAGGACTGCAGCATCTTCGGCGGTCAAACCTTTAGCAAATGCCTCACGCAATTCCACATCCAATTCACTCATATAGCTCATGTTGTTTCCTTTTAAAATGTATTCAAGGTTGGTTGGTACTCTGCAATATACTGTCGCTCCCTCTGGTGGGCAGGTTTGCGACCTCTCACCACTTCGAGCACCTCATATTGGAGCTGTACTTCTGGATTCTCACGGATAAACTGACAGAATGACCAGTCCTTGTCCTCTTTTATTGCTCTACTAATATGCTTCTGTACTCTGACCTTTACGGAACGGAGATAAGCTTGACCAATTGCAACCGTTAATCCAATGTATGTCTGTCCCTCTGCGGTGACGGCATATATTACATGGTTACGGTCACAGCGTTTTTTTCTCATATGTAAAAATCTCCAGTACAGTTACAAGCATCATATACTGCTTCACGGACTTCTGTATCAAGTGCTTCACCAAATTTATCATAGTCGCTTTTAGCAAGATTACCAAGCATGGGAAGAATGTCTTTCCATTCAGCACGATTAGTCTTAGCAAATTCTACAATAGCGGCAACCTTTGCGTTACCTGCATCACTAAACATTCCAAAATACGGGGTCATTTTTTTTCCTTATCCTAAAGTTTTAACAGAAGCTGACACGGAAGCACCAATCAGGACTAGAACAGTAAAAACACAGAGAGCGATAAACATTTTTTTCCTTTTAGATTCATTTACCAGTAATTTTTCAACTGGCGACCTCGGGGATCCGATCCCTCTGTCTTACACCTGAGGACCCATGTTGGCATGGGTCTTTTGTGGTACCACCGTTCCTCGGCGGTCTCAGAGTGGTTTTTCAATCTATGGAAGGAGTATAACAGAATTGGTGAAAATGGCAATATAACACTTTAGTTCTCCATCCTTCTGGTCAACTATTACATACTCCAATATGATTCTGAGCTTGGCGAGCAATAATAAGGTGTATCGTAGCGCTCTTTAATTTCTTTTCCACTCATAATATTGGTTTTGGTAACATAGGTCTCAAACACAAAAACAATAAACCCAAGCTTGCGCTTCGCAGCTGCAACCGCTTCAATATAGTCCTTTGTGGACTCCGCAAAATCAATCACTTGAACCAAACGGCGACCTTCAATAAAGCGCTTGTCGGCTTTGTGAATCTCCAACGTATAATCGGTAAGCTTAGACATAATCATTCTCCAAAACAATGTATTCAATATAGAGGTTATCCAAAGTTTCATTATCCATTAGACTGAGCTCATCGCTAGTCCAACCTTTGAAACTCAGCATTAAAATTAAATCTTCCCGTGAAATAGTATCCATTAAGCAAAGCTCCCATTTAATTTTAAGGTTGAATATTCAATTGTAGGTTCTTTGTGGGTAATAGAACCCTCATAATCCAGCTGGCTCTTTTCGAACCAAGAGAGATAATCGTCACCTTCAATTTTCCAATCAATAATTTCCTCACGGAAATAATCATTACCACCTTCCAACCCAGCCAATGCGACTACTGCGAGGTAATCGATATTGAGAGGAATGTTGGTGATTTTATAGTCAGAACCACCCTTAGCCTTCCAATATTGGGGGCAAGTACCATTACCGTCCCAATCGTGGGCACCGTAATTTTCATGGACTTGGGTGGAAATGACTAACATCATATTGAATTATCCTTAGGCGGCGATTTTGGTAACAGTAACTTTACCAGGTTTTTTGTTGGCTTTGCGAGCTTTGATACCAACGGGACCAGCTTTCAACGCAAGCAATTTGGCTTCAAGTTTAGCAATACGCTCTGCTTTCTTTACAGTAGCAATATTCTGCTTCGCTTGGCGAGCAATGGTTTTCTCGGTTCTTGCATTAGCACGAGCCGTTTTCAGAGCAGCACGGACTTCGATAGCCTGAGCACGGAGGGTTTTCATTTCGGACTGAATGTTTTTCAGAGCAACGGAGAGGTCAGAGGTTTTGGACATTTTGTTTCCTTTTCAAGTTTTGATGTTATCAGTATATCACGATTTTCGGCAATTGTCAAGCGGTTTGTGGATTCTGTTGTTTTTCTGCAACTTCTTCTTTTCTCGCTTTTTCAATCTATGGATAGAGTATATCACAATGGGCAAAAAAGGCAAGCCCCATCTTAATAGTCAACCGGAATGGTCAAGTATTGTGGAGGGCTTGCCTTTTCGGCAACTATCTGGTATAATGGAGGGGTGGTTCGGGGCGGGGTACTACTATCGTACTAGTAATACTTTATTATTATAGATTAATATTATCGTCATCATCGAGGTTCGGAATATTAATCATCCAATCATCGTCAGTTAATATATACTCGCCATTTTTTTCTTTTTCGACATTAGTTAAGTATCTCTCTCGCCCTCTGATAATCATAGAGGTGGTCGCAACACCTTCGGGTGTCTGTCGGTACTCTGTTGCTTTCTCTGATAATTTTTCTTTGTGTTCATCTGTTAATTCTTTATTAACTTGAGCACAACTCTGAGAGCAATGCAGGCCTCTCTTACGGTGTTCTTTTCCGCACTCAGGACACGATTTTAACTTATATACACCTGGCATCTTTTCCTCTAAGCGTATTTACTACCCACTTTTTTGCACTTTATCACACTTTATTGCACTATTAATGGGTAGTAAACTATCACACTTTACTGAGCTATTGCTTGGGATGGGTCGTAATTACCTATCTCTTGCATTATCATCATTCGTACAAAGGTAGATTTCTTTAACTTATATACATTGGCAAGTCTTTGTATTTCATCTTCGACTTCTTTTGGAATTCTTAAATGTAATTCTGAATCGCAATTAGGTAGTTTTGGAGTTTTGATTTGTTTTACTATCATATCAATTCTCCAGTTCTTCTAGGTCTATATTAAGAGGTTCTAATAGGCTTTGGTCAATGCAGACTGGGTGATGGTTGCCATTGAATACTGATGGAGTTTTAGATTTTGCATTCTTTATACTCTCTACAGGAATGAAAGAATTTTCATTTATCTTCTTATTTTGT